TTGCACCTTTCTTTTTAAACTTAACTGAAAGGCCAGTATCTCCAAAAGATACTTTTTTTACATTTCCTTTCTTTGACTTAACGTAGACGTAGAATTTTTTACTTCCACCTCTTTTAGGTTTGTTAAGAGCAACCTTTTTACCTCTGTATTCAGCTTCGGGTATGTAATCAACTGACGCTTTAAGCATTTCAAAACCATTATAGTCGAAACTTTCGTTTTGTATTGAAACTGCTTTTCTTAATTTGTCCATGTTTATGTTACCCCCTATTGACTCTACTAGTTCTTTGATCATATCAAAGTCTATCATCTCGTCTATAGAAGCTGCTTCGTCGATTAGGTCTTCATTTTCGATCATTTCATCGATAACGTTACCTATTTCGAACAGAGGATTGTAATTAGAAGATACCATTGGTAAGTCTAATGGTACTTTAAGTCCATTATAGTCACCGTACTCTCCTATATCTGTTGTTTCTAAAAGCTCTCTATCTACTTCATCCAACTCGATAGCTCCGTCTCTAAGAGCTTCTCTCGCTTCAGCAAATAAACTTATAAAGCTATCACTAGAATAACGGTAGACATGCTCATGTAAAGAGAGTCCTTTGTGAATATGATACTGTAGTGATGGATATCCTATAATGTCTTTTAGTTTAATCATAATTATTTCATTTCTGGATGAAAGAGTAGTTTAATTACTTTAGCATCTTTTGAGACTAACTTACCGTCTATCTCTACTTCGATAGGGTATGGCTTAAATTCATCAGCCCAATATGCTATAGTATAACTCTTATCCTTATTGTTAGTTACTAACAGTCCTCTATTGTACTTATCTTCTTCAGCTTGAAGAACCATCTGTTTGTCGATAGGAAGAATTACATCGCCTAGTAACTTTACATTACCTTCCTCGTAACCTTCTCCGTGGCCGTCTTCTTTAAGTAAAATATCTGTTAACTTCATAAGTTAAAATCTTTTCTATAAAATTTACCTAGAATATTATCATTAATATAATTATTTCTAGAGTCTAGTACTTCATTTATAAATAGGTGCTTACATTCAAAATATGTTAGCTGCTTCTTATTAGGTACATACTGTAGTATTTTTTTAGAAAAAGCAGTTGGGCCATCAATTTTTAATAATTCTTTTATTTTAAGATGAGAACCAAAATAAGATATCCAATCTGATTCTGTTATTATTTTTTGTTTAGCTGGAGGTCTTCCTCCAATTCCTTTTGCTTTTCTTTCTAATCTTAAAGCCTCTAGAGCTCTTTTACCTAATCTTTTATTTCTTTCAAAAAACAAAACTTTTTTTCCAATATACTTTTGTTTAGTACTTAGGTGAGTTACTTCGTAAATAAATCCATAAGTTCCTTCTGGCATATCGGATATTTCGGTAACTAATTTACCGTCGTAAGTCCAAATTGGTTCTGTCATAATTTAAATATCTAATTTAACTTGTATAGCTAATTCTGTATTAGATGGTTTGGTCAGAGGTTGACCAAGTTTGCAAACAGCTATTAATTCTTGAGCATCATTATAAAGCCCTACTGATGTAATATACGGATTAAAATTCGAACCAGAAACATTATCTTTAAGAATATTATTTGATCCTGTTAAAGCTGTTTTATTTTGTGTGTGGTTGAATTCGTAATCAGAAATTTTACAGTGATAGTTGTATGTGTATATGGGTTGGTTAGATTTAAATTCTATTGAGTCTGCCTTCTTACTATTGAAATGAGATACAACATCGCTATTTGTAAGTACTGCTATACCGTGTGAGTAGAATATATTTCCAACATTAGTGTTATAGTTAGATGCAGATAACACTAGATCTCCTTCGCCGTTATCTATAATAGGTAGACGGCCTCCAAAGTAAGTTGTTCCAGCTTGATCAGCTATAATTTTAAACGAGTTAGGTTCTATGTGAGTTCCTACTATATCTCTAGGTAAAGAATAAACATGAGCTGTATTTTTTAAATATCTAGAGCCTGAAATATCACTCCCTTCTATTTTAGTAAAGCTTGACTGTTCGTAGTTATCAAAAAATTTAGAAGCTGAATAGTCTGAGGTAGGTATAGAGTTGCTACCGGTTGATTGGTTGAAAAGGTTTGGTTCTAATATAGATCCGTTTGTGCTATTGTAGTTTGAATAGTATAACTGGTATATGCTTTTATATACAATTTCTTTATAGTACTCTCCTTGATTGTTGATTCCGCTTTCAGTAGGACCGTAAGTTGTACCGTCTAGATATACAGCACCAGAGCTTGATTCAGCAGCTAGAGTTTGTATATTATATGAATTAAAGATGCTACCGGAAATATTCCAGCTTTTCTTAGCTACATACGTTGATACAAACGCATCTGTTGATTTTAATTTTTTGAATGCACTCATTCATTAATAATCTAATTTGATTCTAACTAGCGCTTCTTTTGTGAAGTCTTTTAATAGGGGTGTAGATAATTTAGCGACTGCTAGTAAATCATTACTGTCGTTGTAAAGTCCAACTTGTGTTATATACCCTTGAGGGTTATCAATCATTACACTGTGTCTCAATTCTCCTGAGCCAGTAATGTTTGATGGGTTAGTTGAGTAATTAAATTCACTGTTTCTAGCTCTTACAAAAATAAAGTTAGAAGATAAAGTTTCATCTGCTCTCAGTTTAAAAGATGAACCTGACTCAATTGAAAAGAAAAGATCTCTCTTATTATCGTTAAGTGTTGTAAAAGTTGTACTAGTACCTGATGTTTCATTCAGAGATTGTAGTACGCTTGAACTATCTAGGAGTGCAGCGTCTAGTGCTATTATTCCAACATCAGGATATAATTTTCCGTATTCAATTGCATTACTTGTGACTACTCCTTCTGATCCAGAATAAATACTATAAACTCTACCAGCATCCGTAAATGTATCAGTAGAACTTGATCTACTGTTATCAGTTAGAGTTAAAGAGGTTGTTGAATTTTGTAATTTTAATGATAAAGTGCCAGGTAATATTTTCTCTTTAAACCTAGATCTCTGTAAAGATATAAAGTATACACTATTAGGTGATCTTGTTTCACTTCCAGATATAAATGTAAAGTCTGTATCTTCATCACCGTTTAAAAGTGTTCTGTATTGTCCATATACGGTAGAAGAATATCCCTTACCGTTTTCACCTGTATCGTATAATGCTGACCCGCTTCCTACTTTATTTCCGTACGCTATAGCAAACTGTATTTCTTGTGCAGCTGTTGAAGAGTTATAAACATGGTAATAGTATTTACCAGAGTTAGCTGCTTCTTGAGTACTACTTGTAAAGAAAGTTGATAGTGTAGTTAGATTATTTGTCCATGCTGGTGTAGTAATTGAATCTGCACTTACTACTATATCGTCTTGATCGAATCTTCTATATGACATAATCTTAATTATTTACTTTTGTTATTGTGATAGGAATAGTTACTCTAGCTCCACTGTCTCTACCTATTAAGGTCACTGTAGTTTGTAAAGTTGTTCTAGTAGTTCCAAATAAAGTATTCACTGTAGTTGCTGTCAAGTTAATTGACGTTCCTATTACTGTTTTAGAAACATTAGTTCCAATAGTTGAAGTTGTATTTAACTTTTCTGCTTCTTCAGAATTAACTCCTACTCCAGTAAAGTTAGATAATACTCTAGTATCAGCTACTGTTGCTGTATACCCTCCTGCTTCGAAAGTAGAAGTAGCTCCTAAATAGTTTAATGTTTGAGGAGTAATCGCTAATGATGCTCCTTGTCGTAAACTTATAGATGCATATCCTGCTTCTAGTAAAGGTAGTTTAGATGTACCTCTTGGTAGAGTAGCAAGTTTGTATTTCATAACTTGAGTTTCATCTGGAAATGCTTCTAAGAGCGGCATGTTTTCAATTGCTTGTCCATAAAAAGCTGAACCTGAAGCATGATCTGGATTATATAGAGTGTAGTCTATTTCATCGTCTGCTAAAGCAAATTGTGTTATCTTAAAGGTTCCGTCTCCTTTTGCAAGAAGCTCTCTCCCTTTTTTTGTTAGAATTGCGTCGACTGTTACGACTGCATTGTTTAAATATCCCATTTGATTATGTTTCTTTTATATAAATATATTAAAATAATGTTTTAAGGTACGTTCTTCGATGATGATAGTATAGTTACAAATGTTTTGTTAATTAATGTTGACCTACTATCAGAGAATATTGCATGTGTACCTCTAGTAGCATCTATAATGTCTATTGCATAGCTAGTAGTAGAAGGTATAAACGAACCACTAATATCAATTACATCAGAAGTATTAGGTCTTAATTCTATAGGACCGATTAGTGTGTTATTTGACCCTGTATAGTAATAATAGAAGTCTTGAGTAGCTATAGTTTCTACCATTACATGAAAAACATTATCACCAGAAACTGCTCCTGGATTGGAGCCAGTTGGTTTAGGTTCGTAAAAAGCTTGATAATCTACTAGTTGTATTATATCGTCTGTACTCGGTAAGTAAAGTTTTGACTTAGTTAATCTTTTAAAGTTTTTTCCATCTAGTTCATATATTGGTTGTGCTCCAGGAGGTGTGTCTATTATACTTCCCTGTTGGTAAGCATCTAGACCAGTTCTAACGGTCACATAAGGAGGGTTGAAATAAAATGTTTCTATATCTAAATCAGAATAAGATTGGCTTCTTATATAACTTGAACTTTCTAATAAAGCAAATTTAGCTGCTTCGAATGGTTTGAATGTTAATGCAGGGTCGTTATAGAATAAACTTCCACTATCTAATTTTGTACCATCGTATCTTCCTGAAGTCCAAGTTTTAGAGTATAGGTTTGATTCTTGGAATGAAGCAGTAACAGCTGATCCACTAATTACTGAATCAAGATTAGTAGGTTCGAGTTGACTTGCTCTTTTGTCTAATTCAAATACACCACCGATTGTGCCATCTAAAGAACCAGTACCTTGAATTCTTCTCAGTTGCATTACGTTATTAAAAGCAGCATTATATTCACTAGTTCTAAAGTCTAATTCTTCTGGTTCAGGGTATAAAGTCGTAACAGTACATCCGTAAGAACTATCTGATGGTAGTAAACTCTCACATGGATAATCTGGATCATTAGACATTTCATAGTAGAAAGAGTCTCCTAAATCTATTCCTGGTCTTATTACTGTAAGAGAAGAAGCTCCTATATCTAATGAAGTTAAGTTTGCAATACTATCTATTCTATTTGTACCAGAACAATCTGCGGTACTTATATTAATGGCTCTAATCTTGTCACATTCTCCATCATCAGAAGAAGAGATGTGGTAAAGTATATCTCCGGCAGCTACGTTTAAGTTTTTAAACTCTGATACAGTCTTGTTAGAAATATAATCGCAGTCTGGTCTTTCTTGACCTGGTGCTGGAGGAGTGTCAGATACGCTTGGTGTTACACTCGGTGTATTAGATGGAGTGTTAGAAGGGGTATCAGAAGGAGTATTACTTGGAGTATTACTTGGAGTGTCAGATACGCTTGGAGTATTGCTCGCTGTATTACTTGGTGTATTACTTGGAGTGTCTGATATACTCGGTGTATTGCTCGGTGTATTCGAGGGGGTATTACTTGGTGTATCAGATATACTCGGAGTGTTAGAAGGCGTATTTGAAGGTGTGTTAGAAGGCGTATCAGATATGCTTGGAGTATTACTTGGTGTATTACTTGGTGTATTACTTGGTGTATCAGATATGCTTGGAGTATTACTTGGAGTATTACTTGGAGTATTACTTGGTGTATCAGAAATACTCGGAGTGTTCGAAGGTGTGTTCGAAGGTGTATTACTTGGTGTATCAGAAATACTCGGAGTGTTCGAAGGTGTGTTCGAAGGTGTATTCGAAGGTGTATCAGAAATACTTGGCGTATTGCTAGGAGTATTTGAAGGAGTGTTACTCGGAGTATCAGAAATACTTGGTGTATTTGAAGGAGTATTACTCGGTGTGTTACTCGGAGTATCAGATACAGTTGGAGTATTTGAAGGTGTATTACTCGGTGTATTAGACGGTGTATCAGAAACAGTTGGAGTGTTACTTGGTGTGTTAGATGGTGTATTACTTGGTGTATCGGATACAGTTGGAGTATTAGAAGGTGTATTGCTTGGTGTATTGCTTGGTGTATTACTCGGTGTATTAGAAGGTGTGCTAGATGGAGTGTTACTTGGGGATGCACAACCAACTGTTGTTTTAGCTATAACATCAGGAGCATCAGTATCGTTTATTATTGTTACTGTATTACTTCCTGTACCGGAATATCTAGAAATATACAGAGTTGAAGCTGAAGATCCTGCAGCTGTTTGTATATCGGACCAAGTCCATTTAGTGCCTGTACTATTCTTATATAAAGTTTCTCCGGTTTCGATTGGTTGATCTGCATCAAAAATTGTTATATTTACTGAAGGTGTACAGAAGCAAGCTCCATTTGCTGTTTCTGATAAGCAATATAAAGAGCCATCTAAAGGATCTGTTGTCGAAGGAGTTGGTGAATTACTTGGTGTATTAGATGGAGTATTAGACGGTGTATCTGATACAGTCGGAGTATTGCTTGGTGTATTACTCGGTGTATTAGATGGTGTGTCAGATACAGTCGGAGTATTGCTAGGTGTATTTGAAGGTGTATTACTTGGTGTATTACTTGGAGAATTAGATGGTGTGTTACTTGCTGATAATGTTAAACATAATGTTAACGCAGCTGTTACTGCACCTCCAGAATTCACTGCAAAGAAATAAGTCCCTAATCCATCAGGTCCATTTCCTGACCATCCAAAGTACCCTCCACCGGATATAAATACACAGCTTGTATCTCTTAATGTGTCCCCAACTTCAGGGTAGCTCTCAGTATTACCGGTATCTTTATTTATGTAAACTACGTGAGCATAGTTACCGGAAATTACAGCTGAGCAAGCATCATCGTCGGTTGAATCTGGTGTTGGAGTACCAGAAGTAGTTGAAAATACTCCTATTTGTACACCACAAGGTGATGTAGTTATAGATATTGATGGAGTATTACTCGGTGTAGCACTATTTGTTGTACTCGGTGTTGGTGAATTACTCGGTGTATTAGATGGAGATCTTGATGGTGATGGAATAGGTGTGTTACTTGGAGTAGGTGTGTTACTTGGAGTATTACTTGCTGAAAGAGTTATACAGTCTGTTAAAGCTGTTTGTACTGCTCCTGCAGAATTTACTCCGAAGAAATAGTTTTTCAGTCCTGATCCTATATTTCCTGACCATCCAAAGTAACCTCCTCCAGATACGTTTTGACAATTTGATTTTCTTACTATATCTCCAACCTCAGGGTAATTTTCTGTATTACCTGAGTCTTTATCTAGGTAGACTGTGTGAGCATAATTACCTGAACTGACTGCTGCACAAGCTTCATCATCTGTATCATCAGGTGTTGGGGTGCCTAAAGTGCTTGAATATACTCCTATTTGTAAACCACATGGTGTTGAAGTGATAGAAGGAGTTGGTGTAGCAGTCTTCGTTGTAGAAGGAGTTGGTGTATTACTCGGTGTATTTGATGGAGTATTAGACGGTGTATTTGATGGCGTATTACTTGGAGTATTAGATGGTGTATTACTTGGGGTAGGTGAATTACTTGGAGTATTAGACGCTGATAAAGTAATACAGTCTGCTAATCCAGCTGTTACTGCTCCTGAAGAATTCACTCCAAAGAAGTAAGTAGTTAGTCCTGCTGGTCCTAATCCAGACCATCCAAAGTACCCTCCTCCGGATACATTTTGACAATTTGATTTCCTTACTATATCCCCTACCTGTGGGTAGTTTTCAGAATTACCTGAGTCTTTATCTAGATAAACCGTATGAGCATAGTTACCAGAAATTACTGATGAACAAGCTGTCTCTCCTGTTGAATCAGGTGTTGGTGTACCACTAGTTGATGAAAATACTCCTATCTGTAATCCACATGGTGAAGATGTTACAGAAGGTGGTGGGGTATTACTCGGTGTGTTACTTGGTGTATTCGAAGGAGTATTACTCGGTGTGTTGCTCGGAGTATTAGATGGAGTATTACTTGGTGTATTCGAAGGGGTATCACTTATAGTAGGTGTTGGTGTTGGTGTTGGTGAAGCTGATGGAGGATAAGTAGTAGAGGAAGGGGTTGGTGTTGGAGTATTAGAAGGTGTTGCTGCTGCAGTACATTCTTCAAACTGATCTTCTATATCAACGTTTTCATTTAATCCTCCTACAGTAGAAGGTATAGTACCATCTTCAACACAAATAGTAGTGTTAGCGCCGGCAGCTAAACTAAAAGTTGTAGTAGCACCATCACAGATAGTATAACTGATATTGACTGTTCCCGAGTCGTTATTAGTTATTAAAAATTCACTACATGATCCAATTGGCATACTCTACTTTATTATAATTAGTTTCTTATTCAAATTTTACTTTTTACTAACATCCTTCATCTCCACAATCATAATACTGTGTCACTACTCCTCCGGAAGTTGTTTCCAGAACGCTAAATGTATATGGTCCAGTTGTTCCGGTATCACCAAATTGAGAACCATTATTATTCACTGTTACATTAAGTATATAGAATTCACCAGAGAATCTAGGGCTACTAAGTGTTCCTACTTGATTGTCTAGTGCGGTACTATTATTATATATTACGTCTCCTACAGCAGGGAATATTCTAATATCACCAGAAGGTTTGTAGAACCACATTGTTCTTATTGTCCCTGTATGTCCTCCGGTGCAAGCATCGCATACAGTTGCGTAATATGCTCCATCAAACGACTGTACTACTAGGGAGTTAGAAGGTGTCGGTGAAATAGACGGTGTATTAGACGGTGAAATAGACGGTGTCGGTGTATTACTTGGTGTATTAGATGGAGTATTAGAAGGTGAAGGCGGTATTACATAGAAACAATACTTCTTACCTCTATACTGAACTCCACCTGGATTGTTATATTTCCAGTCGTTATCGTCATTTAATGAGTGTTGATAAACATCAAAGTTACTACCACTAAATTCTCCATCATATCTAGTTCTTTCTTTTTCGTGGTAAAAATATTCAGCAGGTCCAATTGGTGTTATAATACTTTCAGAGTAACTTGCTGTTAAAGGTATAGTTAATTCATCGTGTAGTTTATTAGTAAAGGCTGAGCCATCACTACCTGAAGAAAAAGCTGTGTTGATTTCGGTTAAGTAGCTTGATGTTAAAAAGCTTCCTTCTACTTGTTTTATTTTATTTCTCTCTAATAAATGAGGTTTTATGATAAGTCCTGTATCGATATTAGATCTTGCTGGAACAAAATCTTTAATCATTTTAAATAGAACGTTATCGTAATATCTTAAGTACCTTACGAGTTCACCGTAATTGTGGCTTCTTTCAGCAACGTTAAGTACTGCTGATTGACTTATCAATCCAGAATAACTTGAAGAGTAGGCAAGCCTAGGATCACCTATTATATTGTCTATATTGAAGTCTGCACTTGATGATGCTATGATAGCTTCGTTATAAGCGTCTGTAGGAGCATACCCAACTTCAATAGTATGTATGTCATCTGTATATTGATCATCTCTGGACATAATAGAACTGTACCTAGATAATGTACTTCCGGTAACTATGCTACCTGTATTATCTATTCTTATTCTGTCTAAAGATGAGGTTATATTAACTGATGGTCCAAAATAAGGAGTAGCATTTCTATCTGCTCCACCTATAACTCTTACTTTAAGTCCTGATATATTTTGTTTATCTGACCCTGTTATATGTGATATATTATTTTCTGTAGGTACTCCAAAAGAAGCTATAAGAGCTTTTAATCCTCTTTCAGTACCTTTAGTTTTAAGTAGATAAGGTAGGTTGTGATAGATTCTTTTGTTTATATCTCTTTTATAATCTTCTAATGAGTCAGAATTAATCAAACCTTCAGAGCCTGATACTGAGTATATTCCGTTATTAGAAGCACTAACTAAAGAAGCTATAATATTAGATCCAGACTGTTCAAATGCAGTACTTCCGGAACTATATAACTTTCCTGTAAAGGTGTTGAATAAATCTTCAGTTGATTGAAAGCTATTGTATATTGTTATACCAAAGTTCTTTAATGTATCTTGAACTAAGTCTTTTGAAATACCGTAATCTATTCGGTTATCATTATCGTATTTGTCTGATAGAGCTTTTGTATATACCCATATGTTATCAAAATGCTGCCCTAGCATGTGAGTAAAAATAGAATACTTTACACTATCTGTATCTTCTCTAAGGTAGTCTGGAACTGTATTGATAAGAGATGAATTATTACTAGTATCATAGTTGCTTGCTGAAAGCAGCATGCCTGTTATAAACGACCCTGTTATAGATCCAGTTGTAGCATTAATGTAGGGTTTGTTGTATGGAGCTAGTTTAGGCCAAGAAGTAGACCCACTATCGAAGTATAGATGTCTATCGTAGTGATCAAAATTCTGTATTATGCCGTTTAGTTTATCAGTCCAGTAAGTTGTACTGCCACTAGTGTTTGCAAAGCTACTAGCTAAAGAAGAACTATCTATATTTTTTTGATATGATTCTATAAGGTTTAGTTTATACTGAAAGTTTCTTAATCTTTCTTCAGCAGAACTAAATTGGATGAATTCTTCGTAGTTACTGTAATCAAAGCTTAATTCTATTCCTTTCTCTTTAAATAAACTATTAACCTGTCTATAGGTATTATTAGTTGGAAATGAAAATAACTCGTCTGAGCTTAGAAAAGAAGTAGGGTAAGAGACACTGTCAGGTTCCCCTATACTAAAGTTAGGTCCTTTTAATGTAGGTGGTTTAACTATATCGGGTGTAACTGTAGTATCTACTTCATACCCGGCACTATCGGACACTATTCTATCGATAGTCAGTAGCTGCTTTAATTGGTACTTAATAGGAAGAGCTTCGTATAATTTTACTACAACAGATTTATACTCTCTATAATCTTGTATTTTTATATTTATACCTATAAGTAGGTCATTATCTTTTACGTTTAATCTAAAATCATTGAAGAAGGAATCAGAGCTTAGGTCTTCTTCTATAGCTTCTGTATAATCAACTATATCTTCTTCTGTAATTTGATTTGATAATAACCTAATTTCAGTTCTATCTTCTGATATCTCTTCTATGAAGAACTCTCCACCTGCTTGATTTTCAGAGTATAAATTGTCTAAAAAATTGTATACTAACTTGACACCGCCTAATTCATAACTAAGATCAATAGCATCTTGAATAGGGTCTAAAGTTACTTCTGAAGCTCCTGTAGTACCTACTGTTTCACTTCCTTGTAAAAATTTAAAGTTCCTATGGTCGTATTTAGAGTCTAATAGTACATTGTCTGTACCGTAAACGTGAAGTTCAACCTTATCTTCATAAGGAGTAAAATTAGTATTGATAGAAAACTTTTCAATAGTTTTTAAGTCAAACTCTGATATTTGTTCTAACCCTATTGGGTTTACTTGAAACAATTTGTAGTCTATACTTGCCATCTGTTATATTACTCTAGCTATATGAGCTTTACTAGCTCCAAATTCAGTCAAAGCTACTTTAATTTCTAATCTTGTTTTACCTAATTTTTTTAATCTTAAACCTTCTGCGGCTACTTCTTGAAATCTTCTTTTTCTTTTAGTAGAAAAATCTTTTGCTATATCAGATGCAGGTTCTTCTCTGAGTACTGGTTTTACAGCAGGTTTGTTGTCTAGATCTATTTGTTCAGATGATCTATTTATTCTATCTTGTAATCCTTTCAGTCCTCCTTCAAGATCAATATTTTCTGAGTTACCTATAGATTTAAGTATATCATTTTCAGTTTCTATAGCATCTGCATTTTGTTCTAATAGTCTTTTTCTAAGATCAGATATTTCATCTAATAAAGGTTGAATTGCTTCATCGTTTCGTTCGAAGTCTACTAATTTAGAACTTTCTTTTATGAGAAATTCATGTGAGTTAAATTCACCTTCTGGTTCTATATCGTAATATAGTTTATTATATAATCTAAAGAACTCTTCTATAGTATCATTATCCACTTCTACAGTATCAACAAATGATTTAAACGAGGTATCAATCGATTTATCGAATTGATCCTTTTTCAATACAGTTCTTGATAACCTTATATTAGCCATTTCTTACAATTTTAAATACGTTATCGTTATCAAATGTACATGTATTGCCGTCTATTTCAGATCTAACTAATATTCTGTAGTATCTTTCTGGTTGTAATCCATTCATATATAAGTCAAAATACGGTCCAGAACTATCACAGCTAATTTTACTGTAGCTAGAATTGAACGGTATTACTAAGTCTTCTGTAAATTCATCTTTCAACGCATAAACAGAACCGCTATTTAAAGCATAATTAGTTTTATATATACTTCCTGTAGTAAAAGTTCTTGTTGGATATTTAGGTCTTGCATGAAGTCTAAACCTCTGTTTACCTGTATCTGGGTATTCACCGCTATTGTTAGTGATAATAACATGAGATGTAGGATTAGATAGTACGCTAAGGCTTCCTGTAGAGTAGCTTTGATCGTCCCAGGTAAAGGTTAATGATGGTGGGTATATAGTATTAGTATTAGCACTATAGAATTTATGTCTTACTGAAGATGAAAGGTTAAATTCTATGCTATCATGAAACTTTAGTATAAACCCGTTGTTAGTTAACGTACCACTGTAGTGCATATGAACAGCGTTCGTAACATCCATAAATACATCTACATCATCATTAGTTTCATAACTTTGAGTTGACTCTAGGTTGACACCAGCTGAACCTGTATACCAGTTACCTCCGCCGGGGTATTTAACATTGTGAGAGCCTGTGGTTAAAGCAGTAAATGTAGGTGAAGTTTGCCAAGGTACTTGTGAGTTATTTTTAGTATACTTCCAAGATACTCCTGATTTATCAGCAGATCCGGTATTAAGATCATCTCCGTATTTACCTATACCTCCATCCCAATAAGTACTAACGGGGTAGCACTCTATTGAATGAGATACCGGTGTTTCATAAGCAGAAGCTATAAACATTTCTATACTTGAAGTCCAGACATTAGCACCAATCTTATTAGATATTACATCTGTTATTTCACTATCTTTGAAATGTATCAATGTTCTTGAGGCTTGACCTATTTCTTGTATCGGATAACCTCCTATCTCTAACATCTCATCATAACCAGCATTACCGGTTACTACTTCTGTAAAGATAAATGAGTCTTTATCGGGAAAAATTTTATATACTGCCATTTTAAATATTTATTACTCTTCCTTGTATATCTGCATCAGGAAACTTTACTTCAAAAAAGCAAGGATCTTGTGAAGGATATACTAAATTATCTCTAGTAGCTCCTTTAACATCGTAAGCATATTGAGAATAGCTACCACCTTGTTTGTTTTCTATCTCTACTTTCTGAACTGTTTGTACTCCTTGTACTTTATCTAATAAAGTTGATATTTCAGATAAGTTAATAGGTTGATTTATATTTCTCTTAGATACCTTAAAGTATTCTTTTAATTCACTATTACAGTTTAGTATTACGTCTCTACTTGCAAAAGAAGGTCTAGTAATTATTTCGTATTTTACTCCTATATTTACTACAAATGCATCTTTTAAGTTTATACTATCTGATAGCATCATATAGTTTTGTAAGTATGTCTTAAGGTTATTTTTTAATGTTACTGTAGCATTAACTAAGTTGCTATTGTTATCATAAGCTAATACGTATAGAGATAAAGCTAATGGATTATTATCTACTATACTGTCTGTGTTATTGCTATTAGTTAGCTGGTCTTGTATTACATATGCTTTTGCTATGCTACCATACTGACTTGGAAGAGACAAAGCTCTAACAGTATAATCCTGTAATGTAACTGCTCTATTTTGTTCATTGAAGGCTCTTAAAGAATTTTCTCTAAGCTCTTCTATAGTATCTCCATCTCTACCGCCTGTAGCAGCAAGTTCATTAGTAAATGATAAGTCGTTAAGGTTAGATCCAGCAACTGTAGCTGATGTTAATGTATTAGCAGAAACATTAGCACTAATACCTCCTCCTTTAAGATAGGTTACAGTAAGGGTATCTCCTTGATCAGGTGCTATTCCATAAGCTTTACTATATGTAAAGTTAGAAGGGTCATATGCTTTATCAACAGTGCCTTTTCCATTATAGTTTAAAGAGCCTTGATTAGTAGCATTTCCTATCGTAGTTGCATCAGGTATGATAGTAGAATCATCTTGTATAATAGTACCGGCTCCAAACTGTATATCTAAGTTACCATTGGCTCTAAACCTTGTAACGAATCTTCTAGGTACTTTTTTTAGAGCTAATGCATAAGGAACACTTGCTATATCTGAGGCTACATTAGCTTCATCTAGAAGAATAGTGTCTTGTCCTAAAAAAGGAACTTCGAAGTATTCATACCCGTTAGTTTCTTCTACTTTTAATACCTGTACTATATCATTATCTGATAATGTGATTGTATTAAATTTCTGAGGAGTTGCATCTATAGTGAAAGCTTTTGTAAGTATTTTACCGGAAATAGCTTTTGCTTTTTTTATAAGGTTAAATTTTGTAGGTCTATTACTTGAGTCTAAAGAATTAATAGTAACCACGGTTGGGTCATAAGAACTACTGAAAGTAAAGTCTACTGGTTTAGGTATATAAAACTGCGTGTTAGTTTTATCTGTAGAGGTTAAAGCACCTTGAGCGTTTATTTTAGCTGCTTGAGTATAATCTGGTTCGTAACTACCGTTAGCATCTACTATTTGAGTAATAGTAATCTCTGTTTCTGCTATACCAGTTACTCTAGGCTTATAGCCCATCATGTATGCCAGGTTAAAAAGATTCTTTGGATCTTTAGCGTGAGTTAAAAAAGTCTCTTGAAGTTGAGTATCTTGGTAAAAAGCTAGTACATCTCCAACGTATGCTGCCATTTCCATAAACATCATACCGGGTGATGTAGGAGAGAAGTCATTATAAGTATCAGGAAAGTAAGATTTAGAAAACTCTACTAGTTGATCTCTAAAGTCATCAAACTCTCTATTAATATACTTTATGTTTCTAGTTTGTGCCATTATTCGATGTTAATTAAAATTTCGTCTTGGATATTTTGATCTGCTATTGCATACCTTAAAAAGAAGTTTATAGCATTTGTATCTGGTTCTGATATTACTTCTATTTTAGTAGGTATTATTGTTGGAAAGAAAGCTACTATATTACTAGTTATAGTCTCTTTCAAGTCCTCTAATTGCTCTTCATCTATATTTTCAAATAAAAGTTCCCTTATACCAGCTCCAAAAGAAGGGTTTAAAGGTCTTTCACCTTTGTTTGTCAAAAGATAGTTAATTAAGTTTACTTTAAGTGCATCTTTAGTTTGAAATGTTGAATTAAATACCCCGTTTCCGGAAAAAGGTAGGTCTATACCTATTGCTTTTCTAGGCTGTCTATCTAACGGGTTTATCTTTTTAACATCTAATGCCATTAACTTAATCTATTCTTATCTTTTTCTAAAGACTTATCGTATATAGCTTTTGCTTTACCGACAAAGTCTAGTTTACTTATATCTATTCCTGGCATAGGACCAGAATTCTCTGTTAATCCCATGCTAGTAGCTACATTAGAAGCGAAGTTTGGTTTCTTAACCATAGATGAATCAGCGTTAACTACATTTTTATAGTCTTCGCCGGTCATTTCTTGTTTAGTCATACTTAACATCTCTTCTAAAGGAACTGTCCCAGGGTTCATTCTACCTGTTGACCATGTTCTTTTAAGGTCTTTTTGCTTTACAGCTTTGTAATCTTGTGATGCTGGTGTACTAGCTGCTTTGACAGCTTCGTTAAGCATCTCTTGTAACTCATCCTTTACGGCAGATCTTACCTCTTCGCGGATGATTTTTCTTAGTTGATCTAGTTTCATATTAATAAATAGTATGTTTATGGAAGTTGATTGTCTATTCTGAATTTTAATTCTTCTATAAGTACATTACTATCACTTGCAAACGATAGTGGTCCTTTGAGAACCTGTACTCCTCTTCTATCTACAGCTATTGCTCTACGTTGAGGTGCTATAGAAGGAGAGTTAGGATCAGTTATTACTTTTATAGTATAGGGTGTTCCTTTTTCAGAAACATATTCTACTGGTTTATCAGTTTCTTTATCTTTCACAGCAGTAAGTAATTCTAATCTTTCTTCCTGGGTTAAGTTAGGGTTTTGTGAACATCTGTTAAGAAGTGCATTTATAAGCTCTAGTTTAGCTTGTATCGGAATAAATACTAAATTAAAGTTAGCAAGTATTTCATTTATATTATCATTCTTTTCTTCTAGGTACTCTACTAGTTCTGTCCACCATTTAAGTTTTGCTGCTCTAGTTACGATTAAAGCTAGGTCCATAGCAAATAAGTGACCACCGGCAGGGCCTGGAGGAGTACCAAACGATGTAGGAATATTAAAGTGTGCTATTATATTAATTATTACCTTTGCAGCATCAATAGCTATCTTTAATACGTCTGACTGTTTCTTCACTTTGTCTGCTCTTTTACCGGCTTTAGCTATTTGCTTATTTATCCTGTTAGTTGTAGCTAGCATTTTTTTTATTACATCAGGCGGTGGACATTGCTGTCTTAAGTAGTCTATTATATCAGCTATCTTTTTCTCTGCATACTCTCTTATAAGAATTTCTGCATAGGTTAGTAGTTCTGCAGATACTTTATCTATCTTTATTTTCGGTATTTTTAAACCAAAGTGTGGCATAGTTAAAATTTATTAGAATCTTTATTAGTTACTATCTTATTAGAATGTACAAATACTTTGTCTGATTTTATTTTTGATGGTCCGCTATCCTTTAAAAATCCTCTTAGAGATTTAACTCTAGATTTTAAACTCATACTAGCAGATTTCATTATAGGTACTACATTACCGGGAGCAGCTAGTTTATCAAAGCTATTACCAAGTCTATTAAGTTCGTCTAATAGTTGAGATAAGAAGTCATCTAGTTGATGACCTAGAACTACTGGTTCTGGTGTACCTTGATTTGTATCAGCAATCATTGAATTATCTCCAAGGTATATCTTTTTAGCATCTAAACTTATATAATCTTCTCCATCTATGTTAACATCTCTACTTGTAACAGTAAAGCTTTCTTTAGCAGAAAAAAAGATATCTTCTTCTTTAGTATTGAAAACTAACCTACCTGAGTTAAGTATTATTTGATTTCCTTTATACTTATCTGTATGTATAGTTTTAACAACGTTAGAATTAAGCTTAGTATTTGACTGCTTAAGTGGAACTAAATGATCCGATACTATATAGATACTTGATTTATCTTTATTTATATCTTCTGATACAGGTAAAAGAGAATCTTCTTTACTTTCTCTACCGTTATTTATTATTATGTAAGGTTTACCGGTATTAGTGTTATCTGCAATATTACTTTTATTACCACTGTAGCCTCCTAATCTTATTGAGTTACCTGTTCTACCGTCAATGAGTGTATCGCCAGGATTAGGGTAAAGCTGATTAATTTTAAGTTCATCTATATTTTCTCCTAGATTCGTTTCTACTACTTCATCTGAATCTCCTATTGGTAAAGAGTTATGGTTTACAGCATTCCATCCTGATACTACTCTACCATAGTATGTTTTATATTCACTATCACTTCTATCTTCATCATCTCTAGGTCCTCCTATGATTTCTACTATCTCTCCTTTTAATGGTAGAGTTAAATTGGTAGAATCGTAAGGGTACGCCATAAAAAGGTTAGATGGGTCTTCAGAAAAACTATCTGCATCAAATATATTGTACCTTATTACTCCTACAGTTTTATGAATACTATAGTCGGGGTGTTGTTCATCTAGTACAATATCATATACTCTACCTAACTTAACGCTAACGTTAGGAGAAAAATTAGTCTGTGATTTTTGTCTATGTATGCTAAAGTACATCTTTGTCTTCTTCTTCTGGTGTTTCTACTTCTTCTACTTCTTGATCTAAAGCTTCCTGTTCTTCTAACAAGTCTTGTAAATCAGAGAAATCAAACTCTCCATCGTCTCCTTTAGCTTGCGCTGTTTCTATACGTTGAATTACTGTGGCTAACTTAATCAAATGCTCATCATTTCTTACTCCTATCTCCATATATTCTTTTATCATAGGAACAATAAGAGTAGCATCTCCTATATTCTCTATAAGAGGTTTAAGTTCTCCAATTAAACCTTTAACCTGGCCTTTTGTTTCTTTTGAGTTGTCGTAGATTTCACCGAAGAGGTCAGATAGTGTTTTACCTTTAAAAATTTCTTTATCTAAGCTCATAGTATTTTATAATAAATATCACTGAGGATACTATTGAGCCTTAGTTAAGTAACCTAAGTCGTAAAGTTGCTGGTATTTAGCTTTGAAGTCTTCTTTGAGAACAGTGACCACTTTTGTTAATTTAGGTGTATCGCAATCAGTCATCTCTCTTATGTAAATGTAAAGAGCTTTCTTTTTAAATATATCTAAATCGTTTCTAGTTTTAAATATAGTCAATACGGCATCTGCTATCTTTTTATCTTCATTTTTAATAAACATTTCGTCTAAATCTTCATAACATTCAGACACCCATTCGTCTATAAACTTAGAAAGTGTTTTTGCAGATGGAGAATGCATTCCAGGTTCATCATCATAGGATTCTTCTATATCTTGAAAGTTTCCTATCTTCTTTAGCTTCTTATAATTCTTATTGTTGTAGTTAATAAGCCATCTCTTGACTATAGTACCGAAATATGAATAAGCTTTTGCACCATTAGTAGGATCAAACTTCATAATCTTCTCTTCTAGTAAGACAGACACTAGTTCGTGCTTTAAATCCTCTATTTTATCAACATCTGTGTAGTAAAACTTAAATGTATGTATGATATTTTCGGATAACTTGTAAAAAGGTAGGTAGATATGATCTGTGAATATTTTATTTCTGTATTCCTGATCAGTAGATTCGTTATACTTTACTATATACTCTTCTGTTTCTTTTGTAAAGTAATTAGCTTTCGCTCGTTTCCTTGCCATAATTTTGGGGGAGCATATAATCGTTTAGTTGCTCCTGAACTTCTTTCATTTGGTTAAAAAATTCACCAACTTCATCATCTGACTGAAAGACCCCCTTGTCATCGAGATTTTGTAAGTGTTGCTTTGATTCTCCTATGATATTTGAGATATTCTGAAGATATTTTACTTGATCTTGTGTAACATCTTCGTATTGCTCTGTTTTTACCAGTAGGTTTCTTATAATGTATGAACTAATAAGCAGTAAAGCAACTAAGATACCGATTATTATGTAAAAAAGTGTAGGATTTATTGTCATCTATAGATTTTTAAGCATATTTGTTAGTCCAGGTGAAGAATTTACTCTTTTTCCTGTGGTTGACTTGGTTTTTTGTACTTTGGACACTGCTCCACCGGTAGATTGTAACCAAATATCGTATTCTACCTTGGAAGCCATAAAGTCTGCCATGTGAAGTACGTATACTATGTTAGTTTTCATCCTAGAGTTAGGATTATGGCTGTAGAAGTACGCTTCATTAGCTTTGTCAAACACACCATCATGTAGTCTGATGCCTAAAAACTCGTTATGGCTTACTTTTATATCGAATTTCTGTAAAATATATAGTGATCTGTCCGGAATAAGCATAAAAGGTAGGTCTGAGTTAAAAGTATACATCTCATGTAACTTATCTTGCCTCCATTTATCAGTCTGAGGTATATAGTTATGTGTATCACCATCACCTAGTTTACCTAAGTCATGGAATATAGCAGCAAATACTAGCTCTTCATCAGTGAAGTCAATAGTACCACCCATTTCTTCATATAATCTCTTAGATTTAATAGCATACTCTACTACTCTGTTAACATGATCAACGTATCCACCGGGAATAGCATTGTGATGCCATGTTTTAGAACTAGCAGGTGCCATAATATACGTTTCACCTATGTGTTCTATTAGTTCTTTCACCTTATCCTTCCTATCACCTATGTAAGTATCTACTATCTTAAGGTGTTTTTCATAGTTTGAATGGATTTTTTCCGCTGTCAATGTCATATTAGATTAATTTCTATTATTATTATAATTATTTATATTATACTATATATATTTATATATCTATATATTATTTATTATTAATATCTTTAATATATAATTAA